TTCTTGACGGTGTACATCTGGTTGCCTCGTTGGTTGTCGATCCTCCACGATGACAAGTACCACGAATTTTTAAGGTTCCGCGGTTGGGTGTCCTCCTCCCGCGGTTGCGGGGCGGCCTGCCGGTCCCCGATGTACCGGCGGGCTGCTTCCCGCGACGGTGTTCAATTTTGGACAGACAGCGTCCGCGCAATGTGAAAGGGTGGCGGGATCGCACCGCCTGGCCAGTGACCCCCTGGCTGGACCGGATCGACACCCGCAACACGGCGGACAACCTGAGTGCGGTAAGCGCGATCCGGCGACTACCGAAACGCCATCAGAATATTTTGGTTCCGCGCAAAGTCAACATCCCGTGGGGTTGTTGCACGCGAATATTTGCGTTGATGTGTCGGGTATCTGGCTTAAGGCAGATCATCGCTTGACAACTCCACACCGCGTGGGGTACGTTCTCCATTGGAGCAATGGAGAACATCACATGAGCAAGCACACACCGGGGCCGTGGATCGTTAACGCCGAGCAGGTTTTCGGCAACGGCTACAAGATCGCCGCCGTCAACGACGCTGGCCATAATTGGCAGGAAGACCGCGACCTGATCGCCGCCGCGCCCGATCTGCTGGCGGCATGCAAGGACGTGCTGCGATGTGGGGCATTGCCCGATAGCTGGGCCGAGCCGATCCGCGCCGCCATCGCCAAGGCCGAGGGCGCGTCGTGAAGGGCAGCATCCTGCTGGCGGTTTGCATCGGCATTGCCGTGGCCGAAACTGCCGTCGGGCAGGTTAACGCCATCAAGCCGGCGCCGATGGCGCGGCCACCTGACACCGTCATCATCAGGCACGGCCAAGGCGGCCGGCTAGACCAACATCGGTTCCGGTTTGCCGACTATCAGTCCAATAAGACCAAGGTGGAGCTGCGCGGTCCCTGCTATTCGGCCTGCACGCTGATCACCGCCTATGTCAGCAAGGCTGACTTGTGCATCGCGGAGGGTGCGTTCTTCGCCTTCCACGCGGTGCGCTCGATGGAACGCAAGGAACTCATGTTGGCCGACACCGGCCGGATGTACTCGCAGCAGCCGCCGGACATCCAACGTTGGATCGACCGCATGGGCGGGTGGGAAAAGCTGCCGCTCGACGGCTACTGGACCATGTACGACCGCGACCTGTGGTCGATGGGTTACCCGCGGTGCGTGCCATGACCGACATTGTCGAGCGGCTGCGCCAGTATGCGCGGGATGTTTGGGCAAACGATCACCCACTGGAAACTGTGCTGGAGTGGCAGGCCGCCGCCGAGATCGAGCGGCTGCGGGCAGAGAATGCACCGATCTGCATTGGCCAGCCTATCATTCAGACGCTGGCGCGCGACGGTGCCTGGCAATCCGATGACGGCAGCATGGCCGCAATCGCAGCCGATGAGTTGTTCCGCAATGACCCGTACGCCGAGATCGAGCGGTTGCGGGCGGTGCTGCAACAGATTGCCGACGATGCAACGCCCGATAATGACAACTACGGTTCGGAGATTGCCCGCCGCGCCCTGGAGCCAAAGCCATGAGCATGATCAACGAGGGCGACCCGCCTCCTGACGAAGTTGGCGAGCCCGCCGCCGATATAGCCGATAATTCATCACCGGCTACTGCGGCGAAACAATCGCAGCAGGAGGCCAACTACCGCGAGGGCAACCCGCAGCGCAGTTGCGGCCTATGCGGCCACTTCGACAGCAAGGGCAAAAGCTGCGACGTGGTCGATGGCGAAATCTCGCCGTTCGGGTTCTCGGACAGCTATCTGCGGCAGGATAATCCGTTCCGCGAGGGCGAGAAGGAAGGCTTCAAGGGCGGCACCAAGATTGCGGCGATCGCGCCCGCGGTCGGGCCTCCCGGGCTGATGGCGATCGGCCGCCAATCGTACGGTGCGGCGTAATGCGCTATTTCCTATTCGCAACATTGGTTGTCGGCATCTTTTTCGCTGCAATGTACGAGCCGCCCAAGTACCGGCCGCTCTTTCCCGTCGCAAATCTCTCGGCCGGAGAAATCATCTGGAATTGCGATCTGCAATCCCTGAAAACATCCCGCGGGGAAATCGTCGCCGATTGCGTCGCGCGATGACCGACGAATTCACCCGCTGCTGGCCGTGGCTCGAAGCCTCGCTGAACGAGTTCGGCACCACCCACACCAAGGATCAGATCCAGGACGCAATCCGCCATGGCGCGGTGCTGTGGCCGGGCGAGAATGCCGTCATCCTGACAACGATAGTGACCTATCCGATCGGAGTGCGCTGCTGCAGCGTCTGGCTCCAAGGCGGCGAGCTTGAAGAACTCAAGACCATGTATCCCATGATCGAGAAATACGCTCGAGCGCAGGGCTGCGATTGGCTGATCGGCTGGGGCCGTGATGGCTGGCTCAAGGCGATGCCTGGCTGGCAGAGTTGCGGCACGCGCCGGAGGAAAATCCTGACATGATGCAGCAGCCGTGGGATTGCGCGCAACCGGATGAATGGTTGCCGCAAAGCCTGCGGCTATGCTGGGGCGGTGGCGACGGTGGGGGTGGCGGTTTCAGCGGCGACAGCGGCGGTGGCGGCTTCGGCGACGGCGGCTGGGGCGGTGACGGTGGCTTTGGCGGTGCCACCACGGGCGGTGGCGACTGGGGCAGTTCCGGTTCATTCGATGCGTCCGGCTTCAATGCCGGCGGCGACCTGGGGGCCTGGGCGGGCTCGGCCTACGATGCGTCCACAGCCGGAACCGGCATGGGCGGCGGCGGCGATTGGGGTAGCTTCGGCGATACCAATTACAGCGGCTTCAATGCTTCCAATCCGACCTATGCTGACGTTGCCGGGCCTAATCCTGGGGTAACCACCGGCGGCGGCGACTGGGGCTCGGCCGGCATGACCAGCTTTGCCGGCACCGGCGGCGCACCGGGCGGCGGCTTGTGGGGTGACAGCGGCGGCGGCGGCTTTAGCGGGTATGGCGGCGGCGGTGGGGGTGGTGGATTTTACGGTGGCGGCGACTACGGCGGCAGCGGGGGTGGTTATACCGGCGGCGGTGGCGGCTTATACGGTGGCGGTGGCGGTGGCGGTGGCTCCTTTGGCAGCTTCGGCAGCGGCATCCTCGGCGGCAGCAATGCGGTGAGTTCGGTCAGCGGGCCAGCCTACGCCGACACGGCGGGCGCGGGTTCGCTGGCAGGTCCGGCAGGACAGGTTTCGTCCGGCGCGCCGACCACAAGCGAAGCACAATCCGAGAGTGCGGGCGAAGGCGAAACTACATCCGAAGGAGAAACTACATCCGAGGCCGCGGCTCCATCGGACTATGGCACGCCGGCCACGTCGGAAGCCGCGCCCGAAGCTGAGGCCGGCCCCAGCCTGAGCGATGGCGCCCCGGCAGGAAATATCGGCGGTAAGGACGATGCGGCGCCGGCTGCGCAGCAGACTGCCGCTCCTGAAACGGAAACATCGCAATCGGCCTTCGGGCCGCAGAGCCTCAACGCTGATTATCAGGGTTCGCCCTACGCCGACATGGGGCAGCAGGACCAAGCCGGCCAACAGCAAGACAGTTTTGATAGTCGTTTTGGCTTCGATACCGCCCCGTCGCAAGACAGTTTTGACAGTCGCTTCGGCTTTGACACTTCCGCGCCAGCGCCTGGCGTCGATGCATATATCTCCGGTGGCCGGGAAACAGATTTTGATTATGGGTCTGGGCAGCAGACTGCCGCACCGAATTTCGATCAGGTGTTTGCTGACCTCGGCATTCAGCCCGGCTGGAACCCGGCAGAGCAGGTAGCAGGCCAGCCCGGCCTCGTCGAGCCGACTGATTGGGCTGCTAACCCGTATCAGCCGAGCACCGACGTTTCCGTTGGCCGTGATTTCAATCAGGCGTTCGACGCCTTCGGCGACACGCCGACCGGCATGGACCTGGCCGGCGACATGCGAACGCAGGAAGGCGCCATCAATCCGAATTCGACCTTCCAACTGGGATGGGAGCCGGCCAACGCCTATGAAGGCCGCGGTGCGGATTATGCCTCCGGTCGCGCCGCGCAGGATTACGTTACCTCGGCGGTGTCAGGTGCGCCGCTTGGCGCCGCTGCGCCAGGGCTGCTCTCTGCGCTGAGTGCCGCAACCGGCATACCCGCTGCTGCCTGGTTAGCGGGGACAGTCCCCACAGGCGGAATTCTTGGGCTGATGGGCCTCGACACCGGAAAGCCGGCGGCGCCGCAGCAGCAGGTTACAGAAGTAGAGCTTGTGCCGGCGGATCAGGCGCCACCACCGCCAGACCTGACGCCGCCGCCGCCGCAAGACACAGCACCTGTGGCTCCGACGGAAGCTGCGCCTGTTGCGCCGACTGAGGCGGCAACGGCGCCACCGCCAGAGGCGTCTCCTGCTGCGCCGCCACAGGATGCACAGCAAGCGCCTCCTGCGGAGCAGCAACAGACACAGCCGCAACAGACAGAACAGACACAGCCGCAGCAGACAGAACAGACCCAGCCGCAAGAGGCGCAACCGGCACCGCCCAGCCTGATCGAACAGATGCAGCAGGCGCCACCGCAGGAAACGCAGCCCACCCAGCCACCCGGCCTGATTGAACAGGCGCAGCCGCAGCCGGGGGCACCTCTGGCCTTTCCTGGAACGCAGACGACGGCCCTGCCGCCGCCCTCTGCGCCGCAGCAGCCGGAGCCCGCGCCGCCGGTCGAGCACGACGACACGCCGGAACCCAATGACACCAGCCAGCCGCCGCAAGACCCCAATGCGCCGCGCCCGCCGGAAAACATCCCCGGTCAACTGATCGGTTCACGCGGTACATATGACAACGAGCGGGCAGACAATCCGCGGACCAATCGGAATTATCTCGACAGCGGGCGCCTCGATAATCCTCAAGGAGAACCTGGCATTACTTTCCGCTCCGCTCGGCAAGCCGGTATTGAGCCGCTTTTCCGTATGGGGGACATCGATGTCGGCAACGTGAGTGCGCGGCTGGTTGAGAATGTTAACCGCGCATTGCAGGCCATGGAGCAGCGGACGGGTATCCCCGCCAGCAACCTGGTGGCCACCAGCGGACAGCGGTTTGCACATCGCGGTGCGGCTATAATCCACGGGGCGGACCCGCGCACGTCACAAGAAAGCGTACGGAGTCGCGGAAACGCAAGCGGGGGTGGTGGTTTTCCCGCTGCCCCGCCTGGCCGCTCTAATCACGGCGCTGGCCGGGCCCTCGATTTTGCCAACAGTCGCGCTCGTGATTGGCTGCGGCGAAACGCCCGCGAATTTGACCTCGAAACCCTCGGCGGCAACTTCGACATGCCTCACATCCAATTGCGGGGCGGCGCAGGCGCCAACATGGGCGCGCGCCCGAGCGAGCAGGAACAGGCGGAACAAAGGGCCATTAATGAGCAAAACCGGCAAGCAGCCATTGATCGCGGCCTGCTAGACCCCGGGCGGGGAAATCAGCAGGCACGGCCTGCGGCGCCTCCTGGCGGCTGGCGCGGAATTGGCGGTGACGCTGCTCGCGACGCGCGGCTAGTCGCGCCTCCACAGCCGCCGGCCGAGATACCTGCGGCGCTGCCGCCGCCGACCATGCCGCTCGCGCCCGACCGGCCGCCGGCCGATATTCCGGCCCCGGCCCCAGTCGTACCGCCGCTCACGGTCGGCAAGGCGCTGGCTCCGCTGTTCGGTAAACTCCCCCAGGATCAGCGCGAGCAGACCCGCGCGGGGCTCGGCAAACTATCCGAGAAAGATCAGGCGGCCCTGCTGCTCGGGGGCCCGGCCGCCATCGTTGCCGAACTTGCGCGGCAAGGCGGGCAGACCCCCGCGAGAGTTCAGGGCTGGCTCAATGGCGACTACGCCGTGTTCGGATATCCCGGCTATCCAGGCGGTTATGCCCAATTCGCCAAAGATGCGGCGGCGGCGCGGGCTGCCTACACTAAATCGCTGCCCGGCAAAGCCAAGGGCGGCCATATAGCCGAAGATAAGCCTGTCGTCGTGGGCGAGGAAGGCCCGGAGGTTTTCGTTCCGGATCAGCCGGGCACGGTATTTCCCCATCAGCCGCAACCGGGAAAAGGTAAGAATGTCGACCGCTGGCCCAAAGGGCCGGCCGTGTTGTATCCCGGCCGCTATGGTGGCGTTGAGCGCGAGATCGAACGGCAGACGCGCGAGGCTCAAAACCCCAGCCCCGGCCTGATGGACATGATCGACAGCGGCCGCTTGCCGCTCAATGCCGCCAACTGGCACGCAATGCTGAATGATCCGGCGCTGATCGCTCTTGGGCGATCTCGCATGGACGACAGGCGCGAAGGCATCGATCCCGGTGCCGAGCAATACGGCGCCTTCATACCGCCCCCCGTGCCGGCCGCGGAGCCTCCCGATCCAGCTAACCCGATGGCGCAGGCGCTCGGATACGGGTCGATCAAGCGGCGTCCGATGCAGATCGGCCGCCAGAGCTACTAGAGGAGTTCATGCCATGCCGTTTCGTGGTGGACCGCCGCCGGATCAGTTTGGGCAATTGGGGGGAATTGGGGGGGCGCAAGCTCCCCAGGTGCCGGGCCTGTTGCAGATGGCGCAGGCGGCTATGGACGGCGGCGGCGGCCGCGGTGGCGGCCTGCAGGCGTTTGGCGGCGATCCGCGCGACACGGCGCAAGTCGGCGCGCCGCCTGGATATCATCCTGGAACAACGCAGGGCGGCTACAACGCCATCTTTGACCCGCAGGCGCCTTCCAACACGGGCGGCTGGTTCACGATGAAGGATTACCTCGGGCAGGCCCCTACAGCCATGCAAGCGGCCATGAACCCCGGCAGCATGCAAGCGTCCCAACAGAGCCCAGATGCCGCTGGGAACAATCTTCCTTCGACCAACAATTGGCGTTTGCTAGGCAACGATCCCGACGTGTTCATGATCAATGGGACGACGGTTAATCGGCGGAAAATGAGCGAGGAATTGCACCCCAAATCCGTGCTCGGGCTGGAGGGCGGCGGTCCGCAAGGGATTTATTATGCTGGCGGCGGGCAATGGAAACGGCCAACCGGCTCCTATGCGTGGCAGCAAGGTTATGTCGGCTCGGACCCGACCAATTGGGCCCATACTTCCACCCCCACCTACTAGGAGCAGGCCATGCCCGCACGCAAGCGAACCGGAGCCAGTTGGCACCCCGAGCAAGTGCGCGCCCGAATTCGAGCGACGGAACTGATCAACCGGCTGCAGGCTCACATCTTCGACGGCCTGGAATTGAGCCTATCGCAAGTGAACGCGATCAACATTCTGCTGCGCAAGTGCATTCCCGACCTGAGCGCGGCGACCGTGACCGCTGATATCAATGTGAGATACGTCGCAGAGTTGCCGCCCATGCTCTCAAGGGAAGATTGGGAGAAGAAATATGGCGACGGAAAACACCTCGACCTAAATCCTTCACCGCTCGCCATCACCAACGGCAGTGGAAATCTGCAGTAGCCCATGCTTGCCGAGCCTGTTGAACGGGTGATCTGGTCGCCGGGGGCCAACTGGCCGCAATGGGCCATGATCCAGTGCCCGATCTTTGAGATTTTCTTTGGCGGCGCGCGTGGCGGCGGCAAGACCGACGGCGTGCTCGGCGAGTTCATGGCGCACGCCAACCAGTACGGCGACAAGGCCGCCGGCCTTATGGTCCGGCGCACCCGCACCGAATTGATGGACACGATCGAGCGTTCGCGGGCGATCTATGGGCCGCTCGGCTGGACCTATCAGGAGCAAGACAAGGTATGGCGCGATCCGCGCGGCGCGCGGTTGCGGTTTGCCTACCTCGAGCGCGACGCCGACGCGGAGCTGTATCAGGGCCACAGTTACACCCGCGTCTATATTGAGGAATGCGGAAACTTCCCGAGCCCCGCGCCGATCATGAAGTTGATGGCGACGCTGCGCTCGGGTGCCGGCGTTCCGGTCGGCATGCGGCTGACCGGCAATCCGGGCGGTCCCGGTCACCAGTGGGTGAAGGCCAGGTATGTTGACCCAGCCCCCCTAGGCAACAAGGTCGTCACCGACCCAGTGACCGGGCTCGCACGGGTATTCATTCCGTCCAAGGTGGACAACAACGTCTTTATTGATGCCGAAGCCTACAAGCAGCGGCTGCGGGCGTCGGGCAGCGCGGAACTGGTGGCAGCATGGCTGGCCGGTGATTGGTCGGTCACGCTCGGCGCGTTCTTCGACTGCTGGAATACCGCACGGCATGTGATCCGACCGTTTGAAGTGCCGAAGGATTGGATGCGGTTTCGCTCAATGGACTGGGGTTCGGCCTCGCCGTTCTGCGTGCAGTGGTGGGCGGTGGTGTCGGACACTTGGGAAGTGAACGGTCGCACACTGCCGCGTGGCTGCCTGGTCTGTTACCGCGAGTGGTACGGCATGAAGCCGGACCAACCCAACGTCGGGCTCAAGCTGCACGCGGCCGAAGTCGGCAAGGAGATTTATGCCAGGGAAAAGGGCGAGGAAATATCCTATGGCGTGCTCGATCCCTCGGCGTTCGCCGAGGACGGCGGGCCGTCGATTGCCGAGAGCATGGGTACCGGCTCCGGCGGCAAGGTGTGGTTCAAGCGCGCCGACAACAAGCGCGTGCCGCCACATGGCAGCAAGCGCGGCAATATGGGCGGCTGGAACGAAATGCGCGGCCGGCTGGTCGGCACCGATGACGGCCACGCCATGATGGTATTCTTCTCGACCTGTGTGGACAGCATCCGCACCATTCCGTTCTTGCAGCATGATCCCGATCATTTCGAGGACATCTACAGCGACAGCGAAGACCACGCTGGCGACACGGCGCGCTACGCCTGCATGTCGCGGCCGTGGGCGCGCGTGAAGGAAGCACCTAAGCCGCAGGACATCAGCGGCTATGCGCCGCTCAAGCCGTCCGGCGAGCAGCCGGGGGATTGGCGCACGTATTGAGAGCGGTAGGGCCCCCGCTCGCCGCATCACGCTTCCGGGCACTCCCATTGTGGGTAAGCGGGGCGCTTCCAATGGGCGGATGTGTGCCTAGCGCTGTCAGGCCATGGCTGCCCTACCAATTCACAAGGTTACGCCCTCCGACGAGGAATGACCATGGAACCCATTCAGATGAAATTCGCGGCGTTCATGAGCGCGCTTTCCCCCGAGGAACAGCGCGCGGTCGTGCCGCTGATGACGGCCTTTGTTGGCACCATGGGCGGCGCTGGTGGTGCGCCAGGGGGCGACACGGCCCCGCCACTGCCGCCGCCGGGGACAGAGTCGGCCATGAAGCCGCCGCCGGCAGCACCGCAGACCGCCATTCCGGGCGGGCCGCCGTTGCCGCCGCCTGATCCCGCCGCGATGTCGATCGGCCGGCAACAGTATTGAGGCCGCGCCATGCCGAGCCTGCTGGACCTGTTAGGGGAAACCTGGCCGGCCCGGATGGCAAAGAGCGCGTGGAGCGCGGCCAAGCTGCCCGGCGACGTTTACGCCGGCAAGGTTGATCCATTGAGCGAGGAAGGCATCGGCCGCGCTGCCGATCTCGGCGGCATGGTGATGGGCGGCACGTTTGCCGGTGCGCCGGCTGGTGCGATGGGTGCCGGTGCGGTGAAGCCGATCCGCGCCTATCACGGTTCGCCGCACGATTTCGACCGGTTCGACCTGTCGAAGATCGGGACCGGCGAAGGCGCGCAGGCTTACGG